CTTGTCCTGAGTGTGGTGGATCAGATCCAGTATCAAAGAACAAAGATGGATCAGCGCACTGTTTTAGTTGCGATAAACATTTCCATGACTATGACAAGGCTTGTGAGTCTCAAGGATTAGAGAGAACAACAACACCTACTGTATCTAAAATAAAAGATCACAGAAATAAGTTAAGCGTTCCTTCCAACGGAATATTCAAAGACTTAACTGACAGAAGAATATCTAAAGCAACAGCCATGAAGTACGGAGTAAAGGTTGTCGAGAATACTGGCGACCACATATACCCTTACTACTCAGGTAATCAAATGGTTGCTACCAAAGTAAGGTACAAAAGCCATGACGGAGTTTCAAAGAACTTCAATATCACTGGTTCTTTCTCAGATACTGGACTTTTCGGAGAGCAATTGTTTAGTAAAGGTGGTAAGTACATTACACTTGTTGAAGGAGAGTGTGATGCTATGGCAGGTTACGAAATGCTTGGTTCTAAATGGGCAGTCGTGTCTATTAAACGAGGCGCAGCAGGCGCAGTCAAAGATGTCAAAGAAAGCCTAGAGTTTTTAGAAAGCTTTGATAATGTAGTGATATGTTTTGATAATGACAAAGCAGGTAAACAAGCGTCACAAAAAGTAGCTAGGTTGTTTACTCCAAGCAAAGCTAGGATAATGACATTACCAGAACAGTTCAACGATCCTAATGAGATGCTCTTTGCAAACAAAGCAAATGCTTTCAGTCAAGCATGGTGGTCAGCTAAGACTTATACACCTGCTGGTGTTATTAATGTATCAGATTATAAACTGAAGTTTCTTAATCGCGAGAAAAAGAAAAGTGTTCCTTATCCTTTTAAAGGTTTGAACAAGAAACTCTATGGCTTAAGACAAGGAGAACTTGTCACCTTTACAGGTGGTACAGGTTTAGGAAAGTCAAGTGTAACTAGAGAACTAGAACACTGGTTAATAAAAGAGACAGACGATAACGTAGGTATCATTGCCTTAGAGGAAGATCCTAACAGAACAATAAGCGGTATCTTATCTATAGAGGCGAATGCTAGATTGTATATCGACCAAGAACTAGAGAAGTTTTCACAAGAAGAGATTGATAAATACTTTGACATACTCTATAACGGAGAGAATGAGAATCGTGTATGGATTCATGCGCATTTTGGCACTAACTCTATTGACGAGATCTTCTCTAAGTTAAGATACATGATCGTAGGTTGTGGATGTAAGTGGGTAGTGGTTGATCATCTTCATATGTTGGTTAGCGCAGTCCATGACGGAGATGAAAGAAGAGCTATTGATTCTATAATGACTAGGTTAAGATCTATCGTAGAAGAAACAGGCGCAGGTTTAGTATTGGTGTCTCACTTGAGAAGAGTTGATGGTAACAAAGGACACGAGAACGGAATACAAGTGAACCTAAGTCACTTGAGAGGTTCGCAAAGCATAGCGCAATTATCCGATTGCGTCATAGCCTTGGAGAGAAACCAACAAGCCGATGATCCCAACGAATCAAACACAACACAGTTGAGAGTATTAAAGTCAAGATACACAGGAGATGTAGGATTGGCTAGTAGATTACTTTACGACAGAGAAACTGGAAGGTTAAACGAAATACCTTCTGAAGATTATGAAGATGATAACAACGACATAGAGTTTGATGACTATGCGTAGTTTAGTATTTGACATAGAAACAGACGATTTGAAAGCCACAAAACTGTGGTGTATCGTAGCTCAAGACCTTGATTCTAACGAAATCTATCGGTTTGCTCCTCACCAAATAGAGTCAGGGCTTGAGTTATTGAAGTCAGCAGATAGACTTATAGGACACAACATCATAGGGTTTGATATTCCTTCTATAAAGAAACTAACTGGTGTTGATCTAGCGAACAAGAAGCTTGTAGATACTCTAGTTTTATCTAGGTTGTTTAATCCAGTCAGAGAAGGTGGGCATAGTTTAGAAATGTGGGGATATAAACTTAATTATAATAAGATTGACTTTGAAGATTACTCATGTTATTCTAAGGAGATGATGCAATACTGTGTTAGAGATGTTCAACTTAACACACAGGTTTATCACAGACTTGTTCAAGAGTCTAAGGGTTTCTCTAAAGAGAGTGTTCAGTTAGAGCAAGGTTCTAGTTTGATATTAAAAGAACAAGAGCAAAATGGTTTTGAGTTTGATCAACCAAAGGCAGAGAAACTTCTTGCTAGTCTTTACAAAAGAATGAGTGAAGTCGAAGAAGAAGTTCACAAAGTATTTAAACCAAGGTGGGTTGATATTAAAGAAGTAGTACCTAAATTAAAGAAAGACGGAACATTATCTAAGTCAGGACTAAGAGTAAAAGAATACGAACAACTTATTGAATCAAAAAAGTACGAACCTTTTATGAGACAAGAGCTACAAGATTTTAATTTAGGCTCAAGGAAACAGATCGGAGAATACTTACAAGACTTTGGTTGGAAACCTAAGAAATTTACAGCGACTGGTCAACCTATCGTTGACGAGAAAGTTCTAAATAAAATAACGAACATACCTGAAGCTCAACTTATAGCAGAGTACTTACTTCTGCAAAAAAGAATTGCACAGATAGAGTCTTGGGTAAAGTTTGTTGAAGATGATGGAAGAGTACATGGGTTTGTTATACCTAACGGCACAATTACTGGTCGAATGACACATAGGAATCCTAATATGGCTCAAGTACCATCAATTAAAACTCCTTATGGTATAGAGTGTAGAGAGTGTTGGACTGTACCAAGAGGACATAAATTAGTAGGCATTGACGCTTCAGGTTTGGAGCTACGAATGTTAGCACATTATATGAAAGACGAGGAATTTACAAATGAAATTATACATGGCGACATACACTCCCGCAATCAAAAAATTGCAGGACTTAAATCAAGAAATCAGGCAAAGACTTTCATCTATGCACTCTTGTACGGAGCAGGAGATACAAAGCTTGGACAAGTGGTTGGAGGAAGCAAAGATGCTGGAGCAAGACTTAGAGAACGCTTCTTTGCTAATCAGCCAACATTTAAGACTCTTCGAGATAGGGTTACGAAAGCATCAACAAAAGGATACTTAAAAGGAATTGATGGAAGGCGCATACATATAAGAAACACACACGCTTCTTTGAATAGTTTACTTCAAGGTGGTGGTGCTATCGTAATGAAACGCGCATTAATTATGCTAGATAAAAAAGCTAAAGCAAACAAATTAGATTATAAGTTTGTTGCTAACATACATGACGAGTGGCAAGTCGAAGTAAATAAAGACCACACTAAAGATTTTGGTTCTCTTGCAGTCCAAGCAATCAAAGATGCAGGAGATTATTATAACATGAGGTGTCCTTTAGATGCCGAATATAAAATAGGAGATAACTGGAGTGAAACACACTAGCCGAGATAATTTTATAAAAGATTTAAAGAGAGGAAGAGATATAGAAGAATTTCTGTTAAACAAAATAAAAAATAAATATCCTTGCGCTACTTTAATTGATGGTAAGTTTAAAGACTATGATCTTTTCATACCAGAAACAAACAAAAAAATAGAAATTAAAGGAGACTACAAAAGTTGCGAGACAGGTAATATTATAATTGAATTAAGTATGTATGATAAACCTTCTGCTTTATTAACAACAAAAGCAGATTACTGGATTATTTTTACAGGACAAGAACTTTTATATATAACTCCTATTAAAATTATAGAATGTATTATAACTAATAATATACAATCAAGAAAACTAACTGGTTTTGGAGACTCACAACCTAAGATTGCTTGTCTCATAAAGATAGATTTATTTAAAAAATATTGTTTTAAAACAAAGGAGTTAATTAAAAATGAAACACACTAAAACAAAAAACATAAGATTTGAAGATGGCGAATGGTGGTATGTTGGACAAGCAGACGGAAGAAGGAGAGTAAACTCACACGAAAAGAAAAACAATACACGAATGTTTGTTAATGGAAAATACATACCTAAGTCTCATCCTTTACACAAAGCAGGAAGATATAAAACATTTGAAGGCGCTGCTTTCTCAGCTTTAAAAGGATATGAAAAAACACCTGAAGGTTATGTATATATAATAGCTAATCCTTCTTTTGATGGTTGGTTAAAGATTGGAATGGCTGTCGATGCAGAAGATAGATGTAATGGTTATCAAACAAGCAGTCCACATAGAGACTATCGTTTATTATACGCAAGAAAATTTAAAGACAGAAGAAAAGCAGAAACAAAAGTTATGAGAAAACTTAAAAAGGTTGCTAAGAGAAACAACGGAGAATGGTTTAAGACAGATAGAAATACTGCTCAAGAAATTATAGAAGGGCTACCAGTAACATTATGAAAAAATTAAATACATTAATAGAAGACATCTACAAAGAACTTGATGGGCTTAGTAACGGCAAAGCACTAGACATATCAGAACAAGACGCTGAAGAATTTGGCAATGCCATGAAGAATATTCTTATTGAATGGTCAAAACCATACGAAAGAAAGAAAGAAACTTTAAGAATGTCTAATGTAGGTAAACCTAATCGTCAACTCTGGTACGATTTTAAATCAGAAGATGAACCATTACCTATGAAACCCTCAACACAGATTAAGTTTCTTTATGGGCATATCTTAGAAGAGGTAGTACTTATGTTGGTTCGTTTAGCAGGACACAAAGTAACTGGCGAACAAAAAGAAGTTAAGGTATCAGGTGTGCTTGGTCACATGGATTGTATCATAGACGGAGAAGTCATTGATGTTAAGTCAACTTCGGGTTTTGCTTTCCAGAAATTTAGAAATGGAACACTACCTGAAGATGATCCGTTTGG